AAATTAATCCACATTTAAACTACGTTGTTATTGATGGAGTAGAGTTCCGTGCTAAAGGTGAGCTTGATGCAATTGCTATCAATGACGGATTTGAAAACTGGGAAGAAATGAAATCATTTTTTAATGACGTATTTATCGGAAAGTTGATTTTTTGGAATAATTGTCGCTGGTTGTAAATGTTGTGTATAACGGCCGTATTGGCGCAGTTGAGTGCAACGAAATTGAGCCAATACTTAGTTATCGGTATATTTTTTAATTAAATTTGAATTATTAAGAGATTATTTCAGTCCCTGTCTTATAGGGGCTTTCTTATTTCCTCTCCCTTATCCTCTCCATGTATGGTAGTACATATAGTGCAAAGGAACTACGAGAAGGCGCAAAAAAAATACTTCTGCTATATATAATATATATTTTTTTTTATATCTTTTTTTAACAAAAAACGACATGTATAAAAATAGGTAAAAAAATCGTGCATTCGTGCAACCCTTGTCTCCGTAAGTTCAAATCTGCACGATTTTGCACGAATGCACAAATGCACGAATTTGACAGCTCGTACTTTTTCGTACTTTTTAATAGTGCGCTATAATTACTTGATAATCAACATTTAACGAACGCTTGCACAAACGCACGAATTTTTGGCGGTTTTTTAGCAAGTACCTTTGTTTTAAATTATGTATAAAAAAATTATCAATTACATTAAAATTGATAATGAATTGATATTTTTTTGTAAATTCGCTCATGCAAGAAATAATTATAGAAGTTACACTGAGAATTGCCTCTGATACCGACTTTTATTTTATAAAAGACGGCAAGCTTATTCGCAAATACGGTATGCCTTTTTTTGTGCTAAACCAAAAAGAACAGCTCGAGCTTTATAAACTTACCGATGGTACCAATACCAAGGCGCTGGTTGAAAAAATTTCTGAAAAAAAAGTATTCATCATTAAAGAACATAATCTAAACGATGGAAAAACTATTGCTAAGAATTCCGGTAGCCTATCACATTAAAAAAGTGGTAGAGAAAGAGTTTGGTACTCCTTTTCGCATTAGCCAAAAAAAGGAAGATACCAATCGGGTATTGCTTGCGCTGCTTTTTTTAAGTAAAGAATATACACGCCCATACATAAGCACTGGTAGCGAATATTATATTGATATAGAGGTTAGTTATTTTCTCACTAATCAATTTACCATAAAAAATATTACGCAGCCCAACGCTGCTGCATTCGAAACACACATCGACCAAACTATTCGTATGCGTTTATTTTCATATATCGATTCACGACTGGTATATCATTATAAGCTTAAAGATAATTTGCCTGAAGATGCTGCAGCTAAAATTCCTGCGGCAAAAATTACAGCAGTAATGGCCGAATTTTTCGAGCCTTACGGATTAAGCATTTACGATGTACCGGAACATACGCTGCGCATAGCTTACCTGAGATATCGAAAAAAATCATTGCATTGTAATATCAAAAAATTTGACAGAATAAAACAATAAAAGCGTATCACATTATGAGTAATACATATAATTACGGTGGTGGAAAATACATACTGTTTGCAGATTATAAAGGAATAAATCGCGACACTTTTCCAATTGAAATTGATGGCAACATAAATAATCCGGTTCAGCTTAAGCCCGGCTACCAGTGGCACAAATTTGAATTTTCATTTAACACACTTCATTATAAAGAAGTACCACAAGATTCCGGATTTTTAGCTACAGTTACCGGTATTGTTCCAAAGGACCGTCCGGACATGATAGAACTATTTAAACGCGAAGGCAAAAAACGCCATATTGTAATATTTGTAAACAAAAATAATCAAGCTATTTTACTTGGTAATCTTGATGAGTATTGCTCTTTAAATATTCCTGTGCGCGATAATAAAACCGAGATAATTCAACGCAATGAGTATGAAATAATATTTACTTGCCTGCGCAAAGATCACTCTCCATTTTATTTACCAAACCTACCAAGCCCGAATCAAAATATAAGCGCTTGGGATTATACATTTGATGCAACATTTTAATACATAAACTATGAATTTGCAAGATATTCTCCAAAGAGCAGGAATTATTAAAAACGAAACAGTAGCAGGGGCAAACACTGCTAATCGAGTTGGTACACTTTTAGAGCTATTATCATACGGCTTGGTAAGTTCAATGCCTGCTGAAAACGGATTAAGCAATAACGATATTGGAAAACTTGTGCAGCTAAGCACAGGAAATAATGCAGAAGTTTACAACGAGACTCCTGCCGTTGAAGGCACCAAAGGTGTTTGGAAATTACAATTTCAGGGTGAGCAGCCCAATAATTCTTATTTTAATTATTCAAACACTGGCATAGTTAATACAGGCAATATACTAAAAAGTAATTCGTGGGGCAATGGAAACTACGGAAATATTACCAATACAGCAGAAGAAACCATTGCATTTGCTAATTATATAAACGATAATACTTCTACTTTAAAGCTAAAGGCTACCATAGCTAATTCCACAACCGTTTTAATAGAAGAAACAGAATTTAGGCTGCCTTTTAATAATAGTACCTCCAACTTTGATTATCAATACGAAGATTTTGAATTTACGGTTGAAGTTGCTGCTGTAACCCCAATTCCTCCAATAGCTAACAAAAGGCCCTTAGGAAAGCTTTTACTCGTAAATGATGGTATTGCTTATATAAGTAATGCGCGCATCGAAACATTTACTGCAAGCTCAACTATAGAGTCGGGCGATGTTGTATGTGGTAGTGTTGATGGTAAAGTACGAAAGTATTTTGGAATAGGCGATTTGCAATTTTGTGTTGCAATAAGCAATGCGTCTGCTAATACCAACGTGCGTGTGCTTATTAATTAGTGTATCATTTATCCTTATTATTTAATCTGAAATTCGGCATAGTAAAATAATCGCTATGTCGAATTTTAATTTATTACTCTCACAAATATTACGCGGCGCTTACTTAATCAGAGATGATTATGCTAAGGCACATATGCCTATTATAGCACGCCTTTTAAAAGGTGAGCCTGCCATGTTTGAGGGTGACATTGAAAAGGCTAATAAGCGTAAAAATACTCCTTTTGCTTTTGTAAAAAAGAACGGAAAAATTGAAGCCGTTCACAACTCTTTAGACATAGAGCCTAAATCGTTGGCGGTTATTACGCTTAGTGGCCCAGTAATGAAACACGACAACTGTGGCACACCGGGAACAAAAACCATAATGAACTACATAAAAGAAGCCGACTTAAACGATAATGTTGGAGCAATTCTTTTAGTAGTCGATACCGGAGGTGGAGCTGTAGATGGAACATTTGAACTGGCCGATGAAATTAAAAAAACATCAAAGCCTCTTGTTTCTTTTGTTGACGGTATGGCTTGCAGTGCAGGTTATGCTTTAGTATCGCAAGCTAAAGAAGTTTACTTAAGCCACAAAACAGCAGAAGTTGGAAGCATAGGAGTTTGCACTACTATATACGATTGGAGCGAACACTTAAAAAATATGGGCGTGCAAGAGCGATACATAAATGCCAGCACATCGCCCGATAAAAACAAGGAGTATTTAGAAGCTGAAAAAGGAAATGTAAGCCTTTTTCAAAAAAACTTTTTGGACAAAATCCACAAAATTTTTATTGATACTGTGAAAGCCGGACGCGGAGAAAAAATAAAAGACGAAAGCGTTTTTAAAGGTGGCGCATGGATGGGCGATGAAGCAATTGAAAAAGGATTGGCAGACGGCATATCTTCTTTTGAAGATGTAGTAATACACTGCTTTGATTTAATGAAATAGTACTAACCATTTAAAACCAAATACACATGTTCAGAGACAAAATCACCGTGGCAGAACATAAAAAACTTATGGATGCCAAGCAGCTAGAAATAGATGCTGCAAATGCGCGTGTTAATGAACTTCAAAAAGAAGTTGACACGCTTAAGAGCGAATGCCAAACGGCTGCTCAAAAAATTACCGATTTAGAAAATACGGTAACAAGCAAAGATGCTGAAATCAGCAGCTTAAAAACTAAGCTTTCTAAATTTTCTGCGGAAAATACAGACCTTAATAAAGGTCAAGAAGAAGAAGGCTCTAGTGCAAGCGCTAATGAGTTTTTAAGCGAAATAGACATCGAGCTTGCAGAGTTAAAGAAAAAAGTTCAGTAACCAATTAAAACCAATTATACACATGAAATCTTTTATCAATCTTTTAAATTTTTTGCTGTTGTTGTTCATAGGAACAGCATCAGTTAGCTATGCGACAGGCATTAATCCTGCCGCAGTTGCCGGAGCTATTTCTGTAATGGCTTTTATTCCGCTTCCCGGTGGAGCACTATTAAGCACGCCCGCAACAAACGTAGCTGCAATCGCTAAGTTTGGTGGGCAATATGCTAAGAAATTAATTACAGAGGTTATTAATAGCCTTGATGTAGTTAAGGATTTGAAAACCGATAGAGTTATCGATTTAAACGGAAAACTCTTACCGAGTATTCAGATTAACCCCGGAGCACAACCTCTTAATCCATATGTAGAAGACAATCCTGGATCAGGTCGTACGCTTAGCGGACGTATGCTCATGGTTAAAGATTGTATGAAAATCATCCATATGATCCCGGACGAATTCCGTAGTTCATTTATGAGCGCAATGCTTGAGCCCGGTGCTAAGCAAGTGCCAATGGCTGAATGGATATGGAAGGCTGAAATGGAAAAATTGGGGCAAGAAATTAACGATAATTTCTACAACCAAATTTACAAAGCAGATGCTCCTTATTTTAATCCTTCATCTACCTATACTGCCAATACCAGCTACGTTAAGTTTGGTGCACTTGAGCGAATCTACAAATGTATTTCAAATACATCGCCAGGAGAGTCGCCATTAACACACCCTGCTAAATGGGAAGATGTAACCCATTTATCCCAATACGATGGTCCTGCAAAAATAATTGCAGATGAAATTACAGCGGGTAATATTTCTCCTGTATTAACAGGTGCTATTACAAGCGCAAACGCTTACACAAAAGTGCACGATGTGTACAACGCAATGACAACTGCACATAAAAATGCAGGAGGCGTAATACGTGTTTCTTACGATGTTTTCCAAAAATTCTTGGAGCACGAAAAAACATTGTACCCAAATGCGCTTGACCAAAATATGGGCGATGGTAAAAAATATATTTACGGTTCTGCACGTAAGTGGGAAATCAAACCTGCTACATGGATGGGTAACAGCCAACGTATTATCGTTGACATGAAAGGTGAAAACCTATGTGTAGGAACTAATCTTGCCGGTATTCCCGGATTAAGCAAAACTATTGAAACATTACACGGATTTAAGTCAGTAGCTAAGTGGACTTTTGGTTTCCAAATAGCTGACCTAAGCGTGTTCTATTGCAACAATCAAGCATAGTATTAACCAAAGGGGGATGGAAATCTCCCTTTTAATTAAAAAAAATATGGGAAAAGAAATCACATTAGAAGAGGCAATTAAAACAATTGACGCTCTTAATAAAAAAATAGAGGAAAAGGACAAAGTTATTGCAGAACAAGCGGAACAGCTTGTAGAGCTTAACAAAGCCCTTGCCGAAGCCGAAAACAGAAAAGTGTCGGAAGATACCATTGTTAAAATCGGTAAAGAAAGTTACAAAGTAACTATTCCTAGCTTCCGACATCCTGAAACAGGCGAAATTGTAAAAGCTGCTGACCTTGCCAAAAACAAGGAGCTTTGCGAGCTTATCTTAAAGCTTGACGAAACAGTATTAGTTAAAGTTAAATCTTAAAAAAAACTGAATAATGACAACATTTGCTTCAAAAATTGGCTTAGCGGGCAGAAAAAACTTCGGAGGAATGATGCACGACATGTTCTTCGCTCCGGTAGACAAATTTGCTAATATAGCTGTGCCTGTTACTAACACAGATCCTGATAACATTGTTATTACATCTGCACATACATTTGTACAAGGCCCTCCTGTAGAGGGATTCTCTACATTACAATGCTCTTACGATAACGTAAGTTTGGAGGGCGAAGGTTCTGAAGAACCAGATAGCGATGGTCAGCGCTATATGATCAAAGGCTTTCTTCCTGGTAACTACGATGACTTGCATAAAGAAGTTAAGAAAATGAAAACACAGCGTTTCATTCTTCTTATTCCTGATCGTAATGGTAAGGTTATGCAGTTTGGTGGCGGCCTTACTGATTATGTAATCTTAAAGAACTTTAAGTTTACTACCAATCAGTTTTTAGGTAAGAAAGGTTTTGAATTAACCTTCCAATGCGATGCGGAAACTCCGTATTTCTATGAAGGAGCAATCACCTTAAAACCTTAGTAATTAACCAGGGCGGCTAAAAACCGCCCATAATACTTAAAAAAATGGCAGAACAATTTAAACCAGCACAATTAAAAGATTCGGTAGCGAAGAAATTTACGCTTACCGTTCCAAATAAAGAGTTTATCTTTAAAATGAAAAAGATAGACATCGAGCAAATAGATATTGAAGAAGCAGAACAATTAGTTAATAATGGTTTTCCATTTTTAAAGCCAATTGAAAAAGCTACTTCTTCTTCTGAAAAAAAATAATCGGATTAAACATTAAACTTTAAAAAAGCTCTTGCATTGCAAGGGCTTTTTTTGTGTAGCAAAAGTTAATTAACTTATAAGTTAAGTTTGTGTATGTATAATTCTGAAATACACATTTGGCTGAAAGATTTAAATAAAGACTACACTACAGGGGTAAATCTTTATGAGCGCTATTCGGATAAAAAATGGCTTACGTTGTTTAGTTCGGGCGAGAGCAGTTTTACATTTAATAAGTTAATTGAAGAGCTTGATAAACTAAAAGGTGATGAAAAAGAAAAGCCCTTTAGTAGCGGCAAAACTACTCCAGCCGATTTTAAACGCTACACAAATCCCAAAAAACAAGCAATTGACACAAGCAATTTTCCTCCTGAATTAAAACAGCTTGACATCAAAAAGGGAGAATTATTTCGCGAAGCCAGTTATATGCACGCAATAATGTGCCAGCTACCTGACGACAGCAAGCACGATGCAGAACGTAAAAAAATGGCGGAACGTATAATCTTCCTTTTCGAAGAGATTGCCAAAATTTGGCAACAGCTCGACCATTTTGCTAATACCGGCAAAATGCTTCCTCAAAAAAAAACTAAATCTATTAATGACTTTGAGAGCTTAAGCAGAGCTGAGCTTATTTTAAAGCGACAGTCTATCAGGTCGATGATTTCAAGAGCTAAGAAAAACGGTAATACTAAAAAGATTGAAGAATATAAAAAAGAGCTTTCAGAAATAGAATCATTCCTATGAGCCTCTTTTCTTTAGACGATATTAAAACGCCTCAAAAGAAAGATTTTTTGCCAGAATCTGCGGCTTTAAAAACAAAAAACGTTTATAAAGCTGCAAAGGCAAAAGATAAACTTATAGAGGCAATTCCATTCATCGAAATGGGATATACTTATCACATTCCTTGCTTTGTTCACTGGAGCCTTCACGACTTAATGGCATACCTGCTAACCTTTACTGGACTTGCAAAGGTTTGGCTCACTTCGTGGGCTATTTCTGAAAATCCTGTTAGAATGATGATGCAACTTATTGACGAAGGCAAGGTTAGTGAGCTTTCATGCGTTTTCGATTCAAGAATAAAAAGCCAGTGTCCTTCTGCCGCACAATTACTGCAACGTAACTTTACTAAAATTGGTCTTTGCGATATTCATGCTAAAGTTTTGGTAATTATAAATGATTCTTGGGCTATATCTGTAACTGCAACGGCTAATCTTACCAATAAAAGAAGAGTTGAAAAATATGTAATATGCTGCGATAGAGCAGTAGCTGAAAACGATGTAAAGTGGATTAAACAATTATTAGAAAACTCAAATCCTTTTGAATGAATTTGTCAGATAAAAATTTTGAAGAAATAAGTGAGTTTGCTTCACTTTTGTTTTCTCCTGAAGAAATTGCAACGCTTATAGGGGCTGATGAACAAGAATTTTTGCTGCAAATGGAAGAAAAAAGAAGCAAAGTTTTCAATGCATATTACAAAGGCTTTTTACTTACAAAAGCTAAAATAAGAAAATCAGAAATTGAAATGGCGCAACGCGATAGCGCTCCTGCTCAAGCTTTAGTAAATAAACTAATAGATAAAATAGAACGAAAATTAAAAAACCATGAATAAAGCGTTAACGGCACCAACAGAAAGAGACCTGGATAAAATTATTCGCTATCTAAACGATGGTGAAGGTAGAGCTAAACTTAGTCCCGAGCTGCAAAAGTCGCTTGACAGATACGACTTTACAGACAATCAAATCAGAAAGTTTAAAAGGAAAAGTAAGGTACTTGAACGTATCATGCTTAAGTTTAATGTAAGTCGAGCTTTTGCTGAACGTATTTATTACGAAACAAAAGAAGTTTTTAATAGTGTGCCACGATGCACCAAAAGCTATGATACTGAGTTTTTAATTGAGCAAGGCTGGATATTGTATGACAAGGCGATGGAGGCTGGAGATTTTAAAGCAGCAGCCAGCGTATTTAAAACATTGGTTGAAACATTCGATAAGCACAATGATAGAGAAATTCCTGTTGAAATTCCGCAGCCTTCTATCATTGTTATGACAGCCGATCCTGCGCAGCTTGGATTAAAACCTTTCTCAAAAGATGAGTGGGATGCTAAGTTTAAAAAATGGACTTCTGCCAAAAGAAAGGTTGATTTGAATATTCAGGATGTTGAATTTACAGACATGAATAACAATGATGAAGCTTAATGCATACGAGGAACTTCCTCTTAATAAAATTTATTTCAATCGACCACAACAACTACTACAGCTAACTCAGGCACATATTACAGTGTTATTGTGGGGCAGGGGAACAGGTAAAACTACCGTAGGTTTAGCTTTGCGTTCTTATGAATTGGTTCATAAAATGCCGGGTTCGCTCGGTTGGATTTTAGGAGAAACTTATCAGCAGCTTTTATTAATAACGCTTAAAGAACTTATTCTTGGATGGGAAAAGTTAGGATTGAAAGAGGGGATACATTATGTTGTTGGGAAACAGCCTCCTAAGTTTTTTGCGAAGCCTATGCGAAAACCGCTAAGGGCTGAATATTCAATATTTTTTTATAATGGTACCGTTATTCAATTGCTTAGCCAGGATGTTTTTAATAATGGTTCTACTTCTCAGTTTGGAATTGCCGATGAAGCAAGAAAACTTAATAAAGGTAAATTAGACCAGCTGCTTCTTACGCTTAGGGGCGAGGAACATATTTGGGGGAAAATTCCGGAATTACATTCAATTACATTTGCAACAGACCAACCTGTGTCGCCATCGGAAATGTGGATATTTGATTATGAAAAAGAAATGGACAAAGAGCAGATAGAATTAATTCAATACTATCAGCTTAAATTAAATGAACTTATAATCGGATGGAATAAAGTAAATCCTTCTGAGCGTAAAAAACATAATGGAATAATCAATACTTACGTATCAAAATTAAACAAACTAAGAATGGATTCTGTCCATTTTAGCGAGGCAAGTTCATTAGATAATATATATGCACTGGGAGAAAAGGCTATTGACAACTTTAAAAGAATATTGCCGGACCTTACATTTAGAGTATCTGTGCTTAATGAGCGAATGAAGAAACCTGAGAACGCTTTCTATCCTAACTTTAATAGCGAACTGCATACCTATAATGCGTTTAATTATAATTACCTAAGTGGCAATAGTGTGGCAGAGCATCTTAAGTCTGTTAAAAATAACTGCCTACAAGATGGAGAAATAATTAAGGCAGATGGATTTGATGTTGCCATAGACTCTGGCGGAAGCATAAACTGTTTGGTTGTAGGCCAAAACCATGGCAACATATATAGAATATTAAATGCGATATATGTTAAGCCGCCAAAGAAAATTGCTGACCTTGCTAATGAGTTTGCAGATTATTATGAGCCGCACCCGGAAAAGTTTGTAAACTTTTTTTATGACCAAACGCATATAGGAACTACAGCTACCAATACACTCACAGCAGCTGATGAGTTTATTCTACACCTAAGGTCAAGGGGTTGGGTTGTTAATGCTATTTATACAGGAGCTGTGCCTGCTCCAATGAGCAGATATTTATTTTATCAATCATTATTAAGCGAACAAGATGAACGACTGCCTAAGCTTCGAATACACAAAACACATGGAGATAATTTAATTAAGGGAATAGAAAGTACAGAGTTAAAGGCAAACGGTAAAACAGGATATGAAAAGGAAAAGAAGTACGAGAGAGATAAAAATATACCACAAGAACAGATAACGCACTTTACGGATGCAATGGATGTATTGTTGTATAATTTATTTAAAGGTATAATAACAGGAACAGGTTTTAATATTTCTATAAGTGGATAAGGGCGTATTGCCTTAAGGCAAACGTGCCTTTCGCATTACATGGTAATTTGCTTCAATCACTTACGCAAGCCCCTATGATATAGGGGCTTTATTTTTTATAGGATGGTGAGCGTATAGGGGCTGGCGCAGCCCTCATATATCCTTAAAAAAAATGTTTATTAACCGAAATTTACAGGGCGTGGCT